TAAAACTAATCTTTCTAATTCTTTTTTAAGGCTTTCAAATTGTTCCCCTGTAAAGTTGTCATCAGGTTCTTTCCAATTTTCTTCTTTAGCTCCACCAACTAGGCAAAGATTAAATGAATTATGATTGTAACCTTTTACTGCGGCTTGAACTTCGTCATCTTTACGACCTTGTTCTATAGTTCCATCTCGTTTGATAACTATTGCATATCCAATTTTAAGCCAACCTTGTTCTCTGTGCCATCTATCAATGTCTTTAGCACCAATCTTTTGTGATGGTCTCGTTTGAGAACAATGGATTACAATGTATTTAGTTTCTTCTCTCATTTTTATTTTCCTTTATTTCCTTCAGCCATTCTTGTGGGAATGGAAGTTTAGTTGATTGAACGCAGTGGTATTTAAAATTAAAAAGTTCACACCACTTGCCATAGGTTGTTTGAGATTTTTTTCCTATTTTTGTTTTTGAATTTGAAAAGATAAAACGAATATCTAATTTAGGGTGTTGAGCTTTAATTAGTTTATGCTTCTTTCTATCTTGTGAATTGAACGCACCTTTGGCTTCCACAATAAAACTATTATTTATTGGGAAGTCAGGTGTGTAAGTTTTCTTAAAAGTTGGAACATCAAAAGTTATTTTCATGCCTTCATAAGTAAAATGTATTTTCTCTTTTTTAAGGTAGTTATAAACAACTTCTTCTAGTCCACTTTTTAATTCAACTTTCTTAGAAATCCGAACTCGTTTGAACTTTTGTCGAAACATCTGAGTTCGCCCTTTCTGTAGTAGCTTCAGGTTTAGCTTCAAATCCATCTTCTTCTTTGAAAATGTTTTGAGATTTGCCCTCAACTAATTTTATGATTTGAACTGCTTTCAATCTCGCACTTACTCCTGCACCTAATAAAGGTGTGAAGTATGGAATTAATTGGTAAGCAATCTTCATTGTTGAACCGCCCCATATTGACGTAGTTGGCGATAGAGGATTTTTCTTCGCATCAAAAAGCATTGGTCTTTGAGTAAACTTTTCGTTAGTTTTTCTATTAAGACCTGACGCTTTCATCTTGTATTTAAAGAAAACGAAACCGCTTTCTTCTTTGTAAGGTGTAGGTGCTGACTTAACTTTTTTGCCTTTGTTTTCTTTTTCGGCTTTCGCTAGAGCATCTTCACATGCTTGGTCAATTTCTTTGACCATTGCTGAAGCGTCTGATTTAGCGATTTTTAAAGTTACCTTGTATTCTCCTAGTTCGTTAAATCGAACATCAGGTTTAACAAGATGGGGATATATACTTTCCCCAGTAACACTTACCTTTGTAGGTATATCACTCATTATTTCTCCTATTTATTGTGATTAAAGTAGCTAACTACCGCTACCCACATTTAAGTGTATGAGGGGACATGTAGTTGTCCCCATAATTCCTACGTTTAAAGGAAAGGCTGTTTAGTTAGCTATAAGTGGAACTTTATATACCCACTACTGCATACATGAAGGTTTTAAAAAAAGTATTTTAGATACAGAAAAATACCGATTTCTTAACTTGCTCTAAATCAAGGTTTCCTCTTGATGGTATCTTAGGAAACTTCTTTAGATTTTTAGCAGATAGCATTGCCTTCATTTCATTAGCAAAATTTAATAAAACATCTTCTTTATAAATTTCACAAAAAGCATCACGAATAGCATCTGCCATAATTCTACTATCAGCAACTGTTGCTCCGTAACTGTCATGTATCATTGAAAAGTTATCAACGCCATTTGCCTTAGCTTTAACGACAGCTAATTGTAAACAGGCACTATCTAAACTGTGAATGAGATTTGGACATACAGATAAGGCTTGTCTTCTTTTATCTATAACATCAGTCTCACTAGATATTGATAGCTTAACTATACTGTCTCCCATTTTAGTTTTGACACGCTTACTTTCTTTTTTGTAACACGTCATCATTACAGGAAATCCTACAGGTGTAGTCCAACACACAGGTAAATTTTCTGATGCTACTAATCTAGAAACAGTTTTTAGAAATGTCATAGTATCTCTAGCCTTAACAACAACATCATGGATACTTTCCCAAATGATTGGTGTTAGATATTGAGTAGCTTTAAACAAGTCATCTCCAAAGTCATGCTTAGTACCACGTTCATTAAATTCTTTAACAACATGGTCTTCTAAGTATTGTCTACATGAATACCTTGTTAATGAATAAGGTAAACACATAACTGGTTTCTTACAGATTTTTCTATCAACTCCATAAGCTAACCATTTCTTTGCTGTCTCATCTGTTTTAGTTCTTAACTTTTCTTTAGTTTTAAGTGCAACTAAATTATAGACATCATTAGGTTTATTTGATGGAACTAAATTAGTTGCCACCCCACCTATTTCATCACGCATCATTGCTGAATAATGTTGAAGTCCTGAATTAGAACAGTCTGCCTGTATAGGTAGTGTTGTTATAAAACTATCTGAATAATTAGTTTCAGCGTATGCTTTAAATTCATAACACCAAGCTAAGAAACAAAAAGGTTTATCAGCATCAGCCCACCAAGTATATTCTAAAGGTAAAGTTGCACAGTCAGTAATCTTTTGGACATTATCTCTTACCCAATTAACTCTTACTGATAGTTCTTCTTTATCAACTTCTCCAAATAGATTTGCACCTGCTATAGCTAAAGTGTCATAATTATTTCCAATACGTTTACCAAATTTAAACTTCAGTAAAGCTCTACTATAATCAGCAGATTGTGGAGATAACATTGCAGGTTTAGGATATATACGTCCTCTAAAGTCCAACTGATAAGGATAGAAAAAACCACCCTTATTTAAAAGTTCATCAGCTTCTTCTAATATTCTGCTGACCTGAACAAACTTAGAGCGTTGTCTTGCTTGGTTTGTATATACTTTAGATGCTTCACGTTTCCATTTAATTAACGCTTCAGGGTTAGTAGCAATATCTACAGGCTTTATTGGAAGCTCAATGGTTTCAGGATTAACTGGTAGTTTTCCTAGCGGAAAGTCATTTTTCCAACAGGTAGATATAACTTCATATATATCTTTATTTATTACCCATTCCGTATGTTGCATGATGTTTACACTTTCGTAAACGACAGGCATCTCTTTAACTCTATTTTTTAGTTCTTCTAAGTATCGTCTACTAGAAGCCTTAACTAGATTGTAGTGCATTATTTGTTCTCCTTCGAATTGGCTAGAGTATTACTAATTTCCTCTGCGCTGTGTTGTTTGTAATTATGCTTTTTGCCATAGTAACCGCCAACAAATGGGTTCTCCCAATTTCTTGGTGGCATAATCATTGGTAGATATTTAGGAAGTAGAGCTTCATTTTTAATATTGAAGTTCTTAATCTCCTCTAAAATTTTGGGTGTAGGTTCAACATAAGTAACTGTCTTGTACTTATGACGTTTCCTATTCTGATGCTTAACTAGACCTAAAGTCTCTAAATAAGCCACGAATTTGACCCCTAAGTGCATACGTCCTTCTTTGCCCCAGTCGTCAAAATTGAGGTTATGTTTGTTCATACAATAAGTCCAAACCTTCTGTTTATACCCATACCTATTCTTCTTTTGAGGTAGGTTTTTTCCTGCCAGTCGTTTTGCTACTTGATTATATTTCTCTTTTTCAGCATCTTTAAAAATAGTAATTCTAGCTTCTAACATTAAAGCAGTACCTATTTTGATTGCTAATTTATTCAGGGTTGTCTCGGTAGAAATCCCATCTATTATATTCTTTAAAGCAATAAGACTTACAGTATCCCAAATGTGTGGGTTCTTATCTATGAACACTTCATTAACAAATGCTGATTGTGGCAGACACTGGCATAACAATTTAAGAGCAGTTTGCTTATTCCCTGCTTCTCCATTGGTCATAGTTTTTACTTCATTATTTATCATTTCAGATAACTTGCTTATGTATTTCTGCTGAAGAACAATCCCATAAAGAGTTGTACTTTCTTGACTATCTAGAACAGCATCTTTGATTAATTTTTGGTATCTAGTGATGCCACCTCTAATCATTATTTCTTCATGTTCTAGTTCTGCAGTGATTTTTTTAGTGTAGTCTTCGTTATCCTTAAACTTACCGCCAACACCAACTTTTACTAATTCTTCTAATTGTTGTTGTAATAACGTCTTCTGCTCGTATGTACTCATAGTGTTCTTTTCCTTATGATTTATGTATTCACTTGTGTTGCCTGTTGCATTTGGAAATGCCGTCAAACAGTAGTTCTGTTGCAACTGTTGCAAAGACTACCCACTAGTGGATACATCTAGTTTTTAAAAAAAAGACGTTGGTATTGAAGACGAATATGCAGTAGTGGGTATGAATGAGATGTTGAGGAAGTTCCTAAGACTACTTACCTGTCTAGAACTGTTCTCTTTCCTATCCATACCCTTTCTACAATGCAACACATTGTCTTCAATGCAACATCTGTCGCAACACTTTTTTAAACCAGTTGTGCTACTAAAACTGGTTCTGCGCCTAACAAGACTCGAACTTGTACACCCGAAGGTATCAGTTCCTAAGACTGACGTGTCTGCCAATTCCACCATAGGCGCATCTATTTTGTATGGCAAAATAACAGATAACATTTTTTTATCAATCAGTCTTATCATTTATTTATTCTTACTATTATGTCCAATCAATGAGGATTTTCTGTCTTCTTCCCCATCAAATTCTTCGTCACTCATTTGATATGTTTTCATTGCACGTTTTTTAGCTACATCAGTAGACTTGATATAATATTTAGCTGATGTCTCTACACATGTATGACCTGCCATATCCATAATAATTGCAGGGTGTACTCCACGCTCTCCCAGTCTAGTACAAAAAGTTCTT